CTGTCAAGCAAAAGCCCTCGCCCATTGACGGCATCCGCTACTCGCGGTTTGCCATTGTGCGAAACAGCTACCCCATGCTGAAAACCACCACGATCAAAACGTGGATTGATCTGTTTCCAGAGTCCACGTTTGGGCCACTGCTTTGGACACCGCCTATCACGCACCACATCAAGCTGCCCAGCCGTGGGGATGCAGCCGGTATTGACTGCGAGGTGATCTTTCTAGCCCTTGACCAACCCAAAGACGTGCGCAAGCTGCTGTCATTGGAGCTGACTGGTGCCTGGGTCAACGAAGCGCGTGAGTTACCCAAGGCTGTGATTGACGGCTTGACCCACCGTGTTGGCCGGTACCCAACCAAACGTGATGGCGGTGCGACCTGGTCTGGGATCTGGATGGACACCAACCCAATGGATGACGACCACTGGTGGTACAAGCTGGCCGAGAAGGAAAAGCTCACCGGCCAGTTTGCCTGGAAGTTTTTTAAGCAGCCTGGTGGCGTGGTGCCGGTTGACTCAGAAGACTTACCCGAGATGCCCGAGGCCAACGACCACATCTTTGCGGCTGCCAAGTGGTGGCGGGTTAACCCTAAAGCCGAGAATCTGAACAACCTGCCTTCTGGCTACTACCTGCAAATGCTGGGCGGCAAGACGCTGGACTGGATTCGCTGCTATGCCGGCGGCGAATACGTCTATGTCCAGGAAGGCAGGCCCGTATGGCCTGAGTATGACGACTCTGTCATGTCTGGCGACACCGATATTGACCCCAATGTGCCCATCCAGGTGGGCCTGGACTTCGGTTTGACCCCTGCCGCCACCATTGGCCAGCGACTACCCAATGGCCGGTGGGTGATTCACCAGGAAATCGTCACGTTTGACATGGGCCTGGAGCGGTTTGGCACCCAGCTGCTGGCTGAATTGAACGCTCGCTACCCCAACCACCAGGTTCTGATCTGGGGCGACCCCGCCGGCATGGCCAGGGACGCCATCTATGAGGTCACAGCGTTCGATTTTCTGCGAACACTGGGGCTCAAAGCCCAGCCAACAGCGTCCAATGACTTCAAAGTGCGCCGGGAAGCGTCAGCAGCCCCCATGCAGCGCCTGGTCATGGGCAAACCTGGCCTGATTATCAACCGCGAGTGCAAGCTGCTGCGCAAAGCGCTGGCTGGTGGCTACCACTTCAAGCGAGTTGCGGTGGGTGCCGGGCATGAGCGCTTCAAAGACGCGCCAAACAAGAACGAACACTCGCACATTGGCGACTCATTTGGCTACTTGATGCTGGGCGGTGGCGAATACAACCGCATGACGCGCACGCACCAGCTGGGTGGCCGCGCTCCTGGCATGGCCACAGCTGTTTTGGACTTCGATATCTTTTCATGACCGACCTGATTGACACCGTCAACGAAAAGCTGGCCTGCACGGGCATCTACTTTGAGCCGATTACCGATTGGCACATTGAGCGGCTGTCTGAATACGTCAGAACACCTTGGCCCATCGATCCGCTAGACACCATTCACTTCAACATGGAGCGCGGCCCAAGTGGTGCCCTATACTTCAACGGCAAAATGCTTGGCATCATCGGTGTGGCTGTGCTTTGGAAGGGTGTCGGTGAAGTGTGGACGATCATCGACGACAGCATCAAGCACAAGTACAAGCGCCAGTTGGTTGTCGGTGTGAGAACTGCCCTTGATATCGCTCAGATATCACTTGCTTTGACCCGTGTACAAGTAGCAATAGAATCTAATGAAAATTATTCGCAGAGCTGGCCGCTGGCGCTGGGTTTCACCCTTGAAGGCGTGATGCGCAACTTCGGTATGGACGGCTCAGATTACACACTTTATGGGAGGATCAGATCATGCCAGCACCAATCGTCGCAGCGTTGATCGGAGCGGGTGCCACAGCCTACGCTGTGAACCGCTCAACAAGCGCACAAAACAAAGCCAGAGCGCAAGCTTCAGAAGCGTCTGCCGCAGCCATTGCGGCTGCAACCAAAGCGCGTGAAGAGGCTGCCTCACAAGCAGCTGCTGCACGCGCAGCAGCTGCTGCGGAAGCAGAAAAGACCAGAATTGCCGCTATGACCGAGGCTGAAAAGAACCGCGCAGCTGCTGCGGCACAGGCTGAAGCATCCAGGCTAACTGCAGCAGAACAAGCCAAGCTAACACGCGATCAGCAGACAGCATTAGCAGCCCAGCAAGGTCAATTGACAATGGAGCAGATTGCAGCTCAAAGAGAGGCTTCAGCATCTGCCATGGCCCAAGCTCAACTTAGCGCTTCGCAGCAAGCGGAGATGATGAGGAGCTTGACGGCTCAACAAACTGCCTCTGCAGAAGCCGCCAAGGCTCAGCTTTTCCAGCAGCAAAAGCAGTATCAAGAGCAAAAAACCTCAATGGAGAAGCAGGCCAAAGACCAGGCTGCTTCGCTCGATGCTGAACGTCGCAAGATCGCTGAGCGCGAATCTGCGCAGATGACCGCACGACGCCGAGCTGGTCGCCGCTCCTTGCTATCAACCGCTAGGATTAACCCAGAGCTTGGCCTGGCACCAGCAGCCAATGACGAAAACCAGCTGAAGACGCTGCTGGGAGCTTGACATGGCAGTCATCAAGCCTGTCAACAGTGTTTTTGAAGAGATCGATGGCCAGCTGATCTCGCCCCTAAGTGACGGCAACTCAAACCCATTTGTTTCGACTGCCAGCGAAGGGGACAACGCTGCCGGATTTCAAGCAGAACTAGATCGACTTGCTGCTGAAAACGAGGCCAAGATTAGGGCGGAGGACGAAGCTGCTGCGGCCAAGCTGAAAGCTGAGAACGATGCAGCACTGGCCAAGCTCCTGGCTGACGAAGAAGCATTCAAGAAGCAACAATCTGATCTTGACGCATCGACTAAAGCGCAACTTGAAGCGCAGGCCAGAGCCGATGCCGACGCATTTGCAAGAGCGCAAGGTGAAATTGCCGCCATGGTTGCAGCTGAACAGCAACGAATGGACGAGACAGCAGCTGCATACCAAGCCCAGCAAGCCGCTGCGCAAGCTGCTGCAGCTCAAGCAACCAGAGAGGCTGAAGCTGCTCAAGCAGAGATTGCTAGGCAGCTTGCCGAAACGCAGCGAATTTCTACGGAGATGGCCGCAAAGTCTAAGTCAGAAACGGAAGCCATACAGCGCACCTCTGCAGCCAAGATCGCGGGAAGCCGCAAAGCTGGCCGCTCAGCAGGTGATCGCTCATTGCTGGCAGGCTACGGCGCAGCTGACACTGGCGCGCCAACGCTTGGCGGTGGTGGCAGCCTTGGTGGCAAACGCGGTAGTTTAGGCATATCAGGAATACTAGGAGTATGACCATGAAAAAAGAAGTGTGGGATAAACCGAGGCCCAAAGAGTTGGGAAAGTCAAAAGAGCTGTCTTCTTTGGAAAAGCGTAATGCCATGCGACGTGCAGCGAAAGCTGGCAGGCCGTACCCCAATTTGGTTGACAACATGGCTGCAGCCCGCGACAAAAAATGAGCAAGTACAAAGACCCCGAAGGCGGTCTGACCGAAGCCGGCAGGCGCAAGTTTGAATCGTCAGGCGAGAGCAAGAATCTCCAGCCAGGCGTGAAAGACAGCGCGCCAAGCGGTGAGCGTGCCAGGCGCAAGGGGTCATTCTTGACCAGGTTCTACACCAACCCAAGTGGGCCGCTGGTCAACGACAAGGGCGAGCCGACCAGGCTTGCGCTGGCAGCCAATGCATGGGGTGAGTCTGTGCCCCGCACTCAGGGAGCTGCCGCACGTCTGGCCGCTAAAGGTCGCAATTTGCTTGAAAAGTACAAGCTAGAAAAGGAATGACATGGAATACGCAAACAACGCCAAGGGCGGCAAGCGTTTAACGCCCGAAGAGATCATCAAGCGCCAATCGCTGGCGCAGACAAAGAAAGATGAGTTTCAGCAGCTCTACCAGGATGCCTATGAGTTTGCTCTGCCCCAGCGCCAGCTGTATGGCGTTTGGGAAGGTGGTGCTGTTGGCGCCAAGAAGATGCAGCGCGTCTTCGACAGTACAGCAATCAATAGCACCCAACGGTTTGCTAACAGACTGCAGTCGGTGGTGTTCCCACCGCAGCGCCGCTGGTGCCGCTTGGAGCCGG